AAAATTTTAGAAGAAGCACAAAAAGGTTTGCTTAACCTTAAAATAGTAAAAAACACTCAATACAAAGCAAATCAAGCGGCTTTAAAACTTAATACAAAAATTCTTAATTTTAAAGGTATTGAACGTGCTATAGATGCAGCGCAAAAAATTGTTTCTTATAAAGGAAAAGTTGTAGATAAAAAAGGTGCAAATGCTGTAGCGCAAGTTAAAAAAATGGTTAGTGATTGGAAATCAAGCGACCCAAAGCAATATCATACGCCAGAAGGTATTGACGCTTTAAAGCAAGAAATTAACTCTGTACTTGAAAGTTTAAAGAAATAAAATCTCAAGCACCAAGCTACGCAAAAATGATGGAAGAATATTCTACAATGGCAGGGCTAGTAGACGAATTAGAAAGAGTGCTTAGATTAGGAAATAAATCTACTATTGATTCTGCTGTTAGAGCATTGCAATCTTCAATAAAAGATACTACTGGAACTAAAAAAGCATTAGCAACCACTTTAGATACGGGTGGTGCTACTAATGTCGTACCTATGGCTGCTGGTAGTCAGTTCAATCAAATTACACCTAGAGGGCTTGCTGCTGGTGCAACCCCAGTTACTAGCATACTTTCTTTTTTAGGTGGTGGATTACCCCTTGCTACCGCTAACGCACTTATATCGTCCCCAAGAGTTGTTGGTGAAACCGCGTATAAGGCAGGGCAATTAAGTAGAGGTACGCAACAATTACTGGGATTAATTCCAGACGTTAATGCAGGTCAGGGGTTAAACTTGGCGTACCAATCACAGCAGCCAAAGGAAAAGCAGTAATGTCAAAAATGTCAGAGCAGGATATTCAAAGTGCAATCACGACAGCTATTCAATCTGCCATTGATTACGTTGATTCAGATATTGCAGGCCAACGTGAACGCGCACAAAGTTATTTTGACGGAAATGTAGACTTAGAGCATGAAGAAGGTCGATCAAGGGTAGTTTCTACAAAAGTTAGGGATGTTGTGCGTGGTGCAAAACCAAGCTTAATGCGTATTTTTATGTCTAACAACAAGTTTGTGGAGTTTACGCCTAAAGGCCCAGAAGATGTGGCTAATGCGGAACAAGCAACGGCTTATTGCCACTGGGTATTTAACAAAGTAGGCGGTTACAACGTACTTAGTAACGCTATACATGATTCTTTAGTTAAAAAAGTAGGTCTGGTTAAGGTCTGGTGGAACACTGAGACTATTGCTAAATCTTACACTTATGAGAATCTATCAGATCAAGAAATGCAGGTTTTGGTTAACAAAGAAGGTGTTGAAGTTGTAAAGCATCGACAAGACATTGAAATGGAAATGGATGAATTTGGCTTAGAAATTGAGCGAAATGTTCATAGTATGGTTATTTCTCACAAATATGAAGAAGGTGAGATGGTAATCGAAGGTATACCGCCAGAAGAATTTTTCATTGATGGTTCAGCTAAATCCATTGAGGATGCTTACATTGTTTGTCACAGAAGCGAGAAACGCGCTGGCGACCTTGTAGCTATGGGATTTGACCAAGATGTAGTTGATAATTTAAGTGGTTCAGATGAAAACACGTTAATTGGTAATGTAGAAAAAATACAGCGTTTTGGTGATTCAATCCAAGATGATGAAACAGTTGATAATGACCCTTCAATGAGATTAGTTTTAGTCACAGAAGCTTACCTAAGAATAGATGCAGAAGGTGACGGTATACCTACCCTTCATAAATTTGTTTGTGGTGGTACTGATTATGAAGTGCTTGAAATGGAGCCGTGGGACAAAGCACCATTTGCTGATTTCCACGTTGACCCAGAACCACACGCATTTTATGGTCGTTCATTAGCGGAATTGGTTATTAACGATCAAGATACTACTACTAGCGTACTACGCGGAATACTAGATAACGTAGCATTGGTAAACACGCCACGACTTGAAGTTAATGAAGATATGGTGGAAATGGACGATGTGCTTAACAACGAGATTGGCGCAATCATTCGTAGTGAGCAGATTGGCTCTGTTAATCCATTAACGGTTCCGTTTGTGGCAGGCTCTACGCTTCCAGCGTTACAGTATTTAGATATGCTAGTTGAAGAAAAAACAGGCATTACCAAAATGAGCATGGGATTAAACCCTGATATGCTCCAGAATACTTCTGCTACAGCCGCATCACTTACAGCCCAAGCGGGTGCTGGACAAGTAGAAGTTATGGCTAGAAACCTTGCAGAAGGAACTAAAAAGCTATTTCAACTAATGCTACACGTTGCAATACAAAACTCCCCAGACGAGCAAATGATGCGTTTAAACGGGCAATTTGTACCTGTTGACCCTAGTGTCTGGGATGCAAATATGGATATGGAAATTAATGTTGGATTAGGCACTGGGCAAGAAGATGCTAAAGCAGCCGCATTAATGCAAACTTTCCAAACTCAGCAGCAAATTTGGCAAACTTATGGCCCACAAAATGGCTTAGTTAGCATGACACAAATGAGAAACACTTTAGCAGATACTTTGGCATTAAGTGGGTTCAATAATGCAGACCGCTATTATGCACCTATGAATCCTGAGACTGAGCAGCAGCTAATGGCACAAATGGCAGAGCAAGCAGCGCAAGGTGAGCAGGGCGACCCAATGGCGCAAGCATTAATACAAGCTGAACAAATTAAAGCACAAGCCAGTATGCAGGGCCAGCAAATGAAGTTGCAGGGCAAGATGCAGGGCGATCAGATCAAGATGCAAGCAGATATGCAAGTTAAAGCTGCCGAAATGCAATCTAAACAAGGTCAAGAATTGGCTGAATTGCAACTAAAGTATCGTGAATTGCAATCATCTAATGACTTGGAGCGTGACCAGATGAACCAAGACCTTCTTGTGGAGGCTGCTAAGATTCTAGGCCAGTACGGTACAGCAGTTGACGTTGAACGTGTCAGGGTAATGCAAAATTCTCCACGGGATGAAATGGGCAATATGCTATGATCTTAAAGGCTCAAGCAGAACATTTACTCAAAGATGATACATTTACGACAGTATTTGATATAATCCGACAAGAACAGATAAAAAAGTTTTTAAAGTCTAGCAAATCTGATACGGAAACTAGAGAAGATGCTTATGCAATGACGCAGGCATTAAACCAGTTTGAACATATTTTGAAAAATGCAGTTACTAATCAGGATATGAAAGACAAACGCAGCAAATAAAGGATAGCACCGTGGAAACGACTAACCCAGTAAGTTTAGAAAGTGCAGCAGATGCACTATTGGTTCAAGTAGAGCCAGAAACAACCGAAGTAAACAATACTGAAACCGAAATAGTAGATGTTGAAGATACAGAGGTTGAGCAAGAATCTGAATTGGAATCTGATGATGATGTAGAATACGCAGAATTAGAAGATGAAAGTGAAGGTGAATATGAAGCATCGGACGAACAGGAAGCCGATCAAGTTGAGCCTAATACTTACTCTATTAAAGTTGATGGGGAAAATGTAGAAGTAACTCTAGATGATCTAAAGCGAGACTATTCAGGCCAGCAATATATTCAAAAGGGCATGAAACAAGCAGCAGAGGCTAGAAAGCAAGCGGAAGAAGCCTATAATGGCCTAAACCAACAGCGTGAAAGCCTTAATCAGCTAATGCAACAGGTGCAGCAGCAGGGCGTTATGGTACAACCTACTCCACCCGCGAAAGAGTTATTGCAAAATGACCCACTAGGGTACATTGAAGCAGACGCTACTTATCGTGAAGATATGGGTAAGTTCCAAGTCCAGCAGCAGCAGTTAAATCAGCAACATCAGGCAGCGCAGCAAGCGCAAGGACAGGCTAGTAAGGCCCACTTGCAAGAGCAAATGTCAGAACTGACTAAAGCAATCCCAGAATTTGGTGACGCTACTAAAGCATCCAAAATGAAGGAAAGTTTATTAAAGCAAGGTATGAATGAGGGCTACAGTTCAGAAGAAATGTCGTCAATTATTGACCACCGAGCAATGAAAGTTTTACATAAAGCAATGCTATACGATCAAATGCTTAAAGGGGAAGGAAATGTACAATCCAAACTCAAAAAAGCTAGACCGTTAATGAAAGCTGGTGCTAAAAAGCAACCTGACAGTGTGGCTAAAATGCGCGTTAAAAAAATGTCTCAGTTGAAAAAGTCAGGCAGTATACATGACGCTGCCGCATTATTGTTTGAAAGTTAAACTTAAATTATTTAGGAAGAAATTATCATGGCACAACCCACTCACACATTTGACACATACGATACCAAAGGTATTCGTGAAGATTTGTCTAATGTAATCTATGACGTATCACCCGAAGAAACTCCATTACTTAGCGCAATCGCCAAAGTAAAGGCAACTAATACTTTCCATGAATGGCAAACAAACGCACTACGAGCAGCAGCAGCTAACCACCATGTAGAAGGTGGAGATACTGGCGCAGCAGCAGTCACGGCTACTGATAGGATTGGTAACTACACACAGATTTTCAAAAATTCTGTGATTACTTCTGGCACAAACGATGTTGTTGAAGCTGCTGGTCGTAGTAACTCAGAAATGAGCTACAATATTATTCGTGTTGCCACAGAGCAAAAGCTAGATATGGAAAAAGCTTTGTTTGAAAACATTGCTCGCGTAGCTGGTAATGCTACTACTCCACGAAAATTGGCTGGCCTTGGTGCTTGGCTAAAGAGCAACGTAGTAAACATTGGTGCAAACGGAGCTAACCCTTCTGGTGCTGTAGCTGGTGCTACTGCCCGTACAGATGGTACTAAGTCAGTATTCAACCAAGCTAAGTTTGATTCTTGTATGCAGCAAGTTTGGGCTTCTGGCGGCAAGCCTGACACTGTTTACCTTTCAGCTTTCCAAATGAACAAAGCATTGGGATTTGTTGGTAATAACAACCAGCGTCAAAATGGAGCTACAGGTTCAGTAGACAACAATATTGCGGTCTATCTAACACCTTGGGGCAGCGTTTCGTTCCAGCCAGTTCGTGAAAGTCGTTCGCGTGATGTTTGGATTATCGAAAACGATAAGCTAGCATTGGCTACTCTACGTCCAATGAAAAACGAAGCGTTAGCTAAAACAGGTGACAACGAGCATCGTCAAGTAGTCTGTGAAGCAACCTTGGTTGTTCGTTCACAAGCTGCATTGGGTCTAATTGCTGATTGTACCGATAGCTAAACATAATTTAGTTATGCACAAAGGGGGTGCTTTTGCGCCCCTTTTTTTTAAGGAATTATTATGGCTAAGATTAGCGAACAATTTTATAAAGACGGGGATAAATTAATCCACGTTAAGCAGCAGGATTATAGTTCGGCATTAAACCAAGCCGAGGCAATGCGCCAGAACGGAAATGCTCATTTTGGTGAATCTGTATGTGTTGGTGTAATTGATAGGGCATTAATGGGTGAATGGCTAAAAGAAGCTGGAGTTAAATGGGACGACCCTGCCGCACAGGACGTAGTTAAACGTAAAATGTTGTCAGGTGAATTTGATAAGTTAAGGGTCTGGGAAGGTAATTACTAATGAATTATTTTACAGAAGATGAATTAAAATGCACCCATACTGGTGAGTGCAAAATGGATGATTCTTTTATGTATAAAATAAATACCATTAGAGAAGTGTGTGATTTCCCCTTCACGGTAACTTCTGCATACAGACACCCTACACACCCTATTGAAGCAAAGAAGGCTAAAGCAGGCTCACACGCGTCTGGAAGGGCTATTGACATTGCAGTGCGAGGTGATAAGGCTCACAAACTTATTGAAGTGGCACTAGCTTATGGCATTACAGGTATAGGCGTTGCTCAAAAAGGCGGTTCAAGATTTATTCATTTAGATGATTTAGATAAAGCCAGTGGCTATTCACGGCCCACTGTCTGGAGTTACTAATGAGTTTTCTAAGTTTTTTAAATCCAATCGCAAGTATTGGTAAGACATATTTAGAAGGTAAGAACCAAGTTGCAAAGGCTAAGTCAGCAGCAGCTATTTTAGGCTTACAAGCAGAAGCAGAAGTTAAAACAGCAGGTGCTAGAGCAGCTAACAAGCTAGCTGATGATGGTCAGACACAAGACTTTAATCTTGATTTGGTCGCAATGCAGCAAATGGATAAGTCATTTTTAGATGAAATAATGATTGCTTTGTTACTGGTTCCTATTGCAGCGTCATTTCTTGGATACCAAGCAGAAGTTTCAGCAGCATTTGAATCATTTTCTGCTATGCCTGATTGGTATCAATATCTAGTATTGGGTGTGTATATAGTAAAATTCGGTATGCGTGGATTGCTCACCAAGCTAATGAGTGGCAAGCTATCTGGAATCAAGTTGAAATAGATTCTATTTTTTCTTTAATTGCGTCAGATTTAGTTTTGTAATACTTGCTAAATTTACTTCCACCTTTAACCGCATCATCATAAGCCTCCATTTCAATCTTTAATTGATTAATTTGCTGCTGTTGCGCTATTTTTTGTTTCAAAGTCATTGTTTAATGCCTGATTTATTAGTTGTTGGCGTTTTTTGGCTATCCTAGAGTGCAAATCATTAGCATCTGCGGCAGATACACAAGATGATTGTGACCTACCTAGAAGTTTAGCGCAGTCTTTGTACGACAATCCAATGGAGCGTAATTCTACCAGATTAGTTAGTTCAGTAGTTTTCCAATAAATGTTTGGACGGGAAAATGTTTTAGTTTTTGGTTGCATCTTACCGCTAGCAAAATTAAAAGTTAGTTTTGGTTTAAATACAATGCTCATCCTTTATCCCTTCTTATGTAATGATTCCGTTCAGCGTATAATACGCCATGATGTGTGTAGCCTATAAGACGAGCTATTTTTCTTGCGCT